GGCCTGATCCAGCCACGGCACACCGGGGCGGGCGGGGCAGCCTGCCCGCCCCGAACTCATAGAAGGAAGTGAGATGGCCCGGAAGATCTCCAAGGATGGACCACAGAGCCTGGACGAAGCGGTGTACCTCCTGGACCGTGGGCAGTTGCGCGACAAGCCCAAGGGACGCAGCCGCGCGCAGGTGATCGACAAGCTGCGTGAACGCTTCGGCGAAGATGGACCCGGTTCGCAGGGCGGCGACCAGGAGTCGCAGTACGCCTCCATGACGGTGGCAGAACTGCGAGAGGAGGCCGGAAAGCGCGGAATCAACGCGAAAGGGGCCAAGCCTGCGCTCATCAATCGTCTGGAAGAGGACGATGCTGCCGTGGACGCTGAGCCCGAGGAATGGGACGACTGATGGCCACCGCCGCTGAGATCCAGCGTCTTCGCATGATTAGCCCGGACCCAGTCATAGATCTCTACGACGAGTCACAGTTGGCTGATCTGCTGGACCAACACAGCGGCGACGTGCGCTCCGTAGCGGGGCTCCTGTGGGAACAGCGTGCCGCGCAGACCAGCGGCTTCGTGGACATCCGCGAGGGCAGTAGCGCGCGCAACATGAGCCAGGAACACGAGCACGCCCTGCGCATGGCAGCTGACTATCAGGGCTCCACGGGGCGCAGGGGTGCCCGTGTTCACAAGATCGTGAGGGAATAGCGATGGCGCGGGCCGCTGCCGAGCAAGCTGCACTCGTGCGGCAGACTGCCGAGTACATCGCAAGTGACCCGTATCCCATCGTGGTTCATAGACCTCGCAGAGTCAGCGACGGGGCGGGTGGCTGGCGGGACGAAGGGCATGATCCGCTGCCACCGCAACCTGTCAAGATTCAGGCGATTGGGCGTCGTTCGCAGACAGAACGCACCACGCCCAGCGGAACGGTGTTCTTCGCAACGCACGAAGTGATCGGTATGCCGGATCTTGACATTCAGGTGAACGACCGATTTCAGTGGCGGGGCGACGACTGGGTCGTAGTTTTCTATCCCGAGTCGCCAACCTACAGGACAGGGGTGGAGGTGATGCGCGGTGGGTATCCGCATAGTGGAGGATACGCTGACCCCTGGAATGGGGAGGCTGAGCAGTCGGGTTGACGCCGCCCTATGGGCGACCGTGAGCCAGCACGCGCCACGCACGCAAGCGCACGCGAAGAGCACGGCACCCTGGACCGACCAGACCGGCAACGCGCGGCAAGGGCTAACTGCGACGCCTGGCCGGTCTACGGACACGTACTTCATTGATCTGTTCCACCGGATGCCCTACGGCATCTGGCTGGAAGTGCGCTGGAACGGCAGATATCAGGTGATCGTGCCAACCATTCAGGTGATGGGCAAGGAACTGATGGTCACCACGCGAGCCGTACTGAGGAAGCTATGAACTGGCGCGCGTGGCTACATTCACAACTCACAGAATCTGAAGAGACAACCTGGCCAGTTCATGGATCTGCGAGCCTGAGCCGCCGACCCGCCGTGCAGTTTCTGGCGATCACGTTCATGCCAAGCCTGCCAGGGCCATTCCCGGGGGCGCAGGTGCTTCGCGTCCAGGTCTGGGCGCACGACGTCGCCGGCAGCTACGTCGCCATTGATCGCGAGTTGGAGAACGTGCGAAAAGTGCTGCGCAGGGCGACGGCAGAGCAGGAATTCATCTCCGCGAACTGGGAAGGTGACAGCAACGACCTTGAAGACGACGCCATGGAAACGCGCACGCGGTACGCCATGTTCAGGCTGTCAGGGAAGGAAAACGAGTGAAAGATGTGGAATACACCGGGAGGGCTCAGTCAGCCACCGTCACGGACGTAGCCTTTCAGTCGCAAGGCGTGGAAAGCCGCACCGTCACGTGGAACGGCAAGGGCGACATTCAGCAGATTTCCAACGAGGCAGCGGCCTTTCTCGTCAAAGCGGACGGCAGCCGCTTCGCCATCGTGGAGCCCGTTGACAACCCTGACCGCAGCCAAGACGAAGACTGATGGAGGTCCGATGCCCGCACAAGAAACATGCGGAAGTAGTGGCTGGAACGCTAGAAATCAAGTGTTCTAGCCGGTTCTGCGGTGCGGGCAAGGGGGTCGTAGTCATCCACGTCTATGACCCGCACGATGGTACGATGATACGGACCCGGAAGTTCCGGGACGTTACACCGAAGGAGGTGAACGATGGCACTGGCAACGACCGCACTTCCGTACGGCATCCGAGAGGTGGAACTGACACCGATCCACGATGACGGCACGGAGGGAGACCCGGTACGCCTGCCGAACTCCCAGACTTTCTCGTTCGAGGAAGCTGAGGAATTCACTGAGTTGCGGGGTGATGATCGGCTCGTGGCTGTCCGCGGCGCAGGTCCTTCCGTCAACTGGAACCTGAACGCAGGCGGCATCAGCCTTGCTGCGTACCACGTCATGACGGGCGGCACGCACGTTGAGGACGGCACGTCCCCGACGGCAAGCCGCAAGCTGATCAAGAAGGACACCGACTCACGGCCGTACTTCAAGGTTCGTGGCCGGGCGATCAGCGACAGCGGTGGTGACTTCCTTGCCACCCTGCCGAAGTGCCGAGTTACGGGCAACCTTTCCGGCGAATTCACTGACGGCGAGTTCTTCGTCAGCGAGTGCGACGGGCAGGCGATGGGCGGCGACTACGGCGACGACGACAACGTGGTCTACGTCTTTGAACAGCGCGAGACCGCGGAGCCCCTGTTCAGCTAGGCAACCCAGCCATCAGGAACCCAAGGAGGTCAGCATGGCAACCGAAACAGACACCGTAACCGACATCAACTCATGGAAGAAGAAGCAGAGCAAGCCGCTGGAGCTGCCCAGCGGCAACCGCGCCCGTGTGCGCGGCGGAAGTATGCAGTTCTTCCTCACCGCGGGATTCATCCCCAACTCACTGAAATCCATGATTCAGAAGGCCATCAGCGAGGTGGACCTGCACGGCGGGAAGTCCGTTGAGCTGGACGACGGCAGCATGGCAGACATCCTGAACGACGAAGCCAAGCTGCAAGAACTCATGGATCTCTACGACAAGGTGGCGATCTACTGCTTCCAGGAGCCCAAGCTGCACCCGGTGCCTCCGGAGGAAGAAGAACGCGACGAGGATCTGCTGTACGTGGACGAAGTGGACTTTGAAGACAAGGTGTTTGTCTTCAACTACGCAGTCGGGGGTACTCGCGACCTGGAACGATTTCGTGAGCAACAGAACACGCATGTGGAATCTGTACGCGCAGGCGCGGCAGTGGAGGGTGAGGCCTAGCGAAATCTTGGGAATAGACGACGCTTACGTTGCCTATTGCCTAGACGAAGCCGTTTCCGACCTAGCCGCATTCATTGAAGACGAACTGGACAAGGTGAAGGTGAAGAGTGACAACCCTGAGGTGGTGAGAAAGCGCAAGATGGCACGACTAGACGCACTTCTCTCAGGGAATGTTGCGAAGCAGTTCGCCGACCCAGCGGCAAAGGCGAAACGGAATGGCTGAAGCCAATCTTGGTACCGCACGCGGGCGCATTGAGCTAGACGCGTCCGGTGCGACCAAGGGTGCCCGTGAAGCCGAGCAAGCTGTCGGCGGGTTCATGGGCACCCTCAGCCAGCACAGCGCCACGCTGGACCGCACGGGCAAGATGCTGCTCGGGCTGGGTACGGCAGCGCTGGGCGGCATCGGACTGGCGGTAACCACAGCCGCAGGCTTTGAAGCCTCAATGAACCGAGTTGGGGCAGTTAGCGGGGCAACGGGCGCAGACTTTGAGAAGCTGAAGGGCCTCGCAAAGGAGATGGGGCGCACCACTGCGTTCAGCGCTAGTGAAGCTGCAGAAGGTATGCAGTATCTGGCGATGGCAGGTTTCAGCACCGACGAAATCATGTCGGCACTGCCCTCTACTCTGTCTTTGGCAGCGGCAGGGCAGATCAGTCTCGGGCAAGCTGCCGACATCTCGTCCAACATCCTTTCGGGCTATGGCCTGAAAGCAACCGATGCAGCGCGTGTCAACGATGTGCTGGCACTGACGTCTGCTCGTGCGAATACGGACATTCAGGGCCTCGGCGACGCCATGAAGTTCGTTGGCCCGGTGGCAAGTGCCAGCGGGTATTCCATTGAGGCAACGTCGGCAATCATCGGTAAGCTCGCAGATGCTGGCATCCAGGGCGGGATGGCGGGTACCACGCTACGCGGCGCCATCTCTGCTCTTGAGAACCCAACGGCACGCGCTGCAGAGGTGCTGGAGCGCCTTGGCATCCAGACGCATGACGCCAACGGGCAGCTTCTGCCGATGGCCGATATCGTTGAGCAGTTGGAGCGTAGCGGCCTGAGTACGGCCGATGCCATGGCCATCTTCGGCCAGCGCGCGGGGCCAGGCATGATGGCTTTGGTCAGCGCAGGTAGCGACAGCCTGCGAGAGCTAGAAGCCGAGCTGATGAACGCCGGTGGTGCCGCCGATGAGATGGCAGCGCGCCAGCTGGAGGGCCTGCAAGGGCAGCTGAAGCTACTCAAGAGCGCCATTGAGGGTGCGCTGATCGCGGTTGGTGAAGCCCTACTGCCATTCTTCACGCGATTGGCTGAAAGCCTGACGAATCTTGTGAGTGGGTTCGCTGGCCTGAACCCGAACATGATGGCGTTCATAGCCATAGCCACGGCCGTAGGAGGCGTGGTTCTGGTGCTAGCGGGCGCCTTCCTGATGATCCTTGCGCGTGTGCCCATGATGGTGGAAGGGTTCAAGGCGCTGCGCCTGGCCATGACGGCGCTGCACGCTGGCCCGTTCTTGCTCATCATCGCTGCCGTGGCGCTACTGGCGACGGGTCTCGTGCTTCTGTATCAGAACAGCGAAACCTTCCGCAATATCGTGCAGACACTCGGGAACGTAATCCAGACCGTGGTGGTGGCAGCGTTCCAAGCGCTGGGCAACTTCCTCACGGGCACGGTGATTCCAGCCTTCCAGAGCTTGGGCCAGTTCCTGCAAGCCAACGTCCTCCCGGTGCTACAGAACATCGGGCAGTTCGTTTCTACGGTTCTCGTCGCTGCGTTCCAAACTGTCAGCGGATTCCTCACTGGCACCGTGATTCCAGCGTTCCAGACGCTGGGCACCTTCTTGCAGGGCGCCTTCAGGGCAGCTATGGAATGGCTGCGCGAGAGTTGGGAGCGGCTGAAGCCCAGCCTGCAGACCACGGGCGAGCAGTTGCGCACGCTGGGTAGCGCGTTCATGGAAGTCGTGGCGCTCGTAACTCCGTTGATTCAGCTGATTGGCGGGGCACTGCTCGCGGCTTTCCAGGCAGCTTGGTCTGTGATCCAGACGGTGGCCAGTGGTGTTGGCTCGGCATTCAGCGCGATGTGGGGCATTGTTCAGCCGATCATTATGTTCCTGGTGCGCTTGCTGGGAGATACGCTCCGGCAGGCCGTGGACGGCGTGGTGCGCGCATTCCAAGGAATGGTGCAGCTAGTCACCGGAATTCTGAACACCTTCATCGGACTGTTCACGGGTGACTGGTCCCGGATGTGGAACGGGCTGAAGGACATTGTGTCTGGCGCTTGGAACTTGATCGTTGGGCTTGTCCAGACCTATCTGGCCGTCGGTTTGCTGCGCGTGTTCCAGCTAGGGCTCACGGCTATCCGCGCCGTTTGGACGGCAGGCTGGAACGCACTTCGTAGCGCATTCACCAGCATTCTCAGCGGTTTCCGTGGCGTGGCGCAGAACGGCATGAACGCGATGCGCAACGTGTTCCAGACAGTTTGGAACGCTATCCGCAACGTGTTCCAGACTGTTCTCAACGCGATCCGCAATGTCACCAACAATGTGATGAATGGAATTCAGTCCACCATCACCAACATCATGAACAGAATTCGTAGCGGCATCACCAGTGCTCTCAACAATATCCGCAGTACGTTCACGAGCGTGTGGAACAACATTCGGGCCACCGTCACCACGGTCACGGCAGCTATCCGCTCAGGCGTGACCACGGTGATGAACGCTATTCGCGCCACAGTGCAAACGGTGATGAACGCTATCAGGAGCACGTTCACCACCGTTTGGAATGCGATTCGCAGCACGGTGACCAGCGTGGTCAATGCGATCCGCAGCACTATCACCAGTGTGTGGAACAGTATTCGTAGCACTATCACCAGTGTTCTCAACAGTATCCGCAGTACGGTTACGAATGCGTTCAACACTATCCGCACGGTTATGACGACCGCTGCGAACGCAGCGCGCACCGCCGTTACCAGCGCGTTCAGCAGCATGGTTAGTTCCGTGGTCAGTACGATCGCAAATCTGCTCGCAAGGGTGCGCGCGATCCCCGGCCAAATCCTGTCTGCTCTTGGGAATCTTAGTAATCTTCTGGTCAACAGTGGGCGCGCAATCATTCGCGGCCTGATCAGTGGTATCACCAGCATGGCAGGCAACGTGAAGGACGCTATCAGCGGCGTGCTCACCAGTGCCAGGAACCTACTGCCGTTCTCGCCAGCCAAGGAAGGGCCGTTCGCTGGCAAGGGCTGGACGAAGTACTCCGGACAGTCTATGATTGACGACCTGGCAGACGGTGTTCAAGACGAGGAGCGCAACGCTGTACGAGCCACTGAGAGGCTCGCTAAGGGCATGG